TGACCGCGCGCGCCTTGCTCACCGGGGTCGCCCTTCTCGCCCTTTTCCCCTTTCTCGCCCGGATCGCCTCTTTCGCCTTTCTCACCAAGCGCGCCGTCTTGACCGCGCGCGCCTTGCTCACCGGGGTCGCCCTTCTCGCCCTTTTCGCCTTTCTCGCCCGGATCGCCTCTTTCGCCTTTCTCACCAGGCGCGCCGTCCTTGCCGTCACGCAGCGCGGCCAAGCGCGCCTCGGCCTTTTGTGTGAGCGCCGTCTGTAGTTCGATCGAATCGGCGCGCATGCGCTCGATGACGGCGTTCGCCTGCGCCTCCATAAGCTCGCGCTCTCGACGCCATTGCCGCCGTTCCTCGGCCAGGATTTGGCCGAGAGCATCGCGCAATATGTCAGGCAACGCTTCGTCGATCGTATTCGTCGGCTGCTCTGAGTAACTCACGGGCATGCCATTGAACATGAGCGGCATAGTCTTTGGCGGGAGCTGGCGGCGCGGGCGGCGGCGCGCCTGGCCCCGGCGCCGGCGGCGGGTGCGGGCCGGTCGTGCTTGGCTTGGGGATTCCCGCCGCTGCGCTCAATGGGACTACCTGTTGTTGAACGCGCGGCTCATCACCGTATGGCTTGGCCTCGAGATTCTCGAGCTCACGCGCTTCATTCGGTGCGTAAATTCCGCCGAGAACGCCATCACGTAGTGCGGAGATGCGATCCTTAAATGCCGAGCGCAGTAGCGCCGCGGTGTCGAACTCGACGTATTCATCGGGCTGACCGCGAAGCTGGAACAGAACGCCAAACGATTCCTCGATGTGGTTGAGAGCAAAGCCAAGACCCGTCGCGATCCAGCTTTGCATCATGAGCTCGGTCGAGGAATGCGGCGCGTGCCCGCTAATGCCGAGCACCTGCAGCGGGATGCGAAACGCCAGCGCGATGCGCTCGTCGGAAAACTTCATGATGTCGGCGATCATCGCGTCCTTGGGCGGCATCGTCCAAGGCTGCACTTTGAGCCCCGCAGTCAGGATCGGCGTACCGCCCTGGTGCAAGCCTTTCGCCTGCTCGTTCCAGCGATCGCGCAGTTCATCGACTTGCTCTTTTTTCAACACGAGATCGGTCGAGAGCACAGCCGAGGGGCGCGCCTGGTTGCGATAGAAGTCGAGCTGCTGCTTGGTGATCTCACCGCTGACGCCGACGTCGTCGAGCGCAGCCGCGAGCGGCGTCTCGCCGAGTAGTGGATAGGGAATGTAGCGCTTTACGTGCAGGCGAATGTGCAGCACGTCGCGCGCCGGCACGAACAACGGCTCGCCGCCGAGACGCTTCTCGATGACGTTGTTGCCGCCGAGCTGATAGAAAATATCGCCGGTCTCGGCGAGATACGGCTTGCACCGCATCGAATCCATGAGATGGAGCTCGTCGATCTCGAAACGATTGTTGCGAAGCGCGACCGCGAATGCGTTGCCCTGCAGGTAGAGCCAGCGCGTCGCGTTGAGCATAAAATCGGAAATCGATTGATAGTCGTTGGGCTGACGCAGAATGCGCGACAGCGCCGACGTCGTGACGCGATCGCGTCCCCCCTTGTCATTGCGACGCCAGTGCGCGCCAGGGCACATCGCCACGGTTTGGCTGTAAGCTGAGATGCAGGCCTCGACCATTGCCGAGCGCGCGCTCGTCGGTATCGGCACGATTCCGCACTGCCACCAGTTAATCGGAACGCCGTCAGGCAACCAGCCGCCGGTGATCGGCAAATGATACGGGCCGGGCCGATAGGCGCCCTCGGTGGCTCGCGCCACCAAGGGCCCTACAATCTTCGAGATGAGAGCGAGAGCGCCCATTAATTCGACGACGCTGGTGTCGGGCGATGGGTGCGGGTTTGATAACCGCCACCGCTCGGTCTCTTCGCCTCGGACTGACGAGTTTGGACGCCGGGCTCGGGCCCGCTCCCGTCGTCCTCATGCTCGAGGACATGGCCGCCGAGCGCCGCGATATCATTCTCCTCTTGCGTCGGCGTCGGCTTGCCTTTCTGGCGCTCGGCGTATTCGGCGCGCGACTTCTCTTGAAGCTCACGCTCTTCGGCCAAGCGTTTCTTGGCAGCTTCAGTTGCAGGATCGTCTGCCATGGCATTGCTCCTTGGTTGAGAGATCAAAGTTTGCCGTGTTGGCACACGGCGGTGTGCCAACACGAAAGATATTATCGAAGTTGGCACACGAGTTGGCACACGCGCTCCCTTACCAGGTGACGTTTTGCGTCCACGCGACAGTGCCCGCGCGTCGTTGCAGCCAGTTTAATGGGAGCACGAGACGCAAGGCCAAACTGTCGGTCTGAAAGAGCGAACGCTGCGGAGCAGCGACCGTTCCCGGCGACCCCGGACCCACCAGCGGAAGCGGATTGGTATCTTCTTCATGGATGGTCGCCTGATCTGAGATTTCAAATCTTGGCGCATCTCCACCGACAGAAACGAAGTCAGCGGCGTCGATCAGGATCACCGTCTTCGCCGGCACGTTCGCCGAGTCGATGATCGGGATGTTGTTCAACGTCCCACGTCCGATCTCGTCTTTGAACGGGAAAATGCCGGTGTCCGCAGCGGTCGCCAACGATGCCGAGAGCGCGTCGGTCGGGTTCATCAACCACACCGGAGCGCGGACGTTACCGAACGTGCCGGTCGTCAAAGCGCCGACCAGCCCCTTGATGTCGCCGACCACCGCGCCGAGACCGCCGCCCGCGGTCGCCGTCGTTGCCGACACGCCGTTGAGCAAGCCGGCGGGCCGGATCGCGGTCGCCGCATTGGAGTCGATCAACACCGTGTCAATCGCCACGCTTGTGTCTTGCTGCACCGCTTCGCGTAAGACGCCTTCGATCGCAGGCGTCGAATGGTCCTGCATTTCCCTGGTCCAGGTAGTTATGCAGGCCATCTTCTTGGGCGTGAGCGTTTGCGACGTGAACGCGCCGAGGCGAACGGGGATTGCCGCGCCTTCGCCGACGAATGAGCCAGCGAGTGTTGGCGTCCTCGAGCGCGTCGGCATCACGATCTTGCCCGCGGTGCCGAAACTCAGCGTCAGGCCCTTAGCCGACAGTCGCGTGAAGACCGCATTCGGCATCAGCAGCGGCATGAGATCGGCGTAGATCTGATGCACGAGCTCCTGAGCCCACCCAGCGACCGTGGTCATGGCCGGCGCGGTGCTCGCTCGCAGCAGGATGTCGCTGACGATGCGCGTCGGCTCGTCATCGCCATAAATCTTCTCGCGCACCTGATCCGGCATGCGATTTGAGACCTTGGCGTGATAGGCGATCGTACCAGCACGCACGATCAACTCGATCGGATCGAGGTCCTTTGTACGCTTGGGGATGATGATCGGCGCCGCCGGCGCTGTCGATCCGCCCTTGGCCTCTTGCGTGAAGGCCGTGGTCGTCATCAAGGCACGGCTGTGGCCGTTACCATTGTTGGCGTCGCCAGTGCCGGCTAGGAGCTTCTCCGATTCGATCAGCGCGGCGTGCTGCTTTCTGAGCTGAGCGATCTTGGTGTTGAAGTCCTGGGTCTTCTCGAGATCAGCGTCACTGACATTCGTGTCGTCCTGACCGTCGAGGTGGGCATTCAGCGCGTCTGTCGTCGAGACAATTTGCACTTGAATGTCGGAGATGCGTTGAGCGAGCGTCATAGCTCTATCCTTTCCGTTACGCGAAGTTTTGGCATGCCCGCCGGTGAACCCGCGCCGCCTGATCCCGTCTCTTTTGCCATGCTCGGCGAAGACGAGATCGATGGTCGCAGGAGAAATGTTGAGAGACTTGGCGACCGCGAGCGCGTTGGGATTTGCCGGCACGCTCACCAGCGAAGTCTCGACAAGCTCTTGCTTGAGAAAACGGCTACCGCTCCACGGGTCTTTGGCGTCGAGCGGTTCGTGCTCGAGCGGACGAAAGCCGACCGAGACGGCGCGCAAGATGCCGGCTTCGACCAGCTTGCGGATCTCATCGATGCGCCCGGACGTGCCCGCCGGTGCGAGCTCGAGGTAGCCGCGCAGCGCGCCATTGTCCGTCCGCAAGCCTTTCCATTTTCCAACGATGAAAGACGGGATGTGATTGAACAGCGCGATGGGATTCTTGACAAAATTCTGAAGATCCCATCCGTCCGCCATGATGATGTCGCCGATGCGATCAGGCGTCTCGTCGGACAGCACAAATTCCATTCCCTGGACGGTCTCGGCATGAGTTTTGTGGACGACGTCGGGCGCGCGTCGATTCTCCCAATTGAGCTCGCAAGCGTCTTCAGCATCGCCCTCGTCAATCGTGTCGTCGTCGCTCATCACCTCATCGACGCAGCGATCGGTGAATTCCTCGTGCGTCTCGTCTGGCTCGGGATAGGGAACGTTATCCTGATCGACTTGCTTCGCGCTCTTGTCTTTGCTACGCCAAATGTCGAGACAGATCGCGACCGCTTGCTCTTGCGGGCGCTTGTCGCTGCCTGTGCCGATCATCTCAGGCACGCAGCGCGCCATAAACTCGCTCTTATCCTCATCCTTGCGTGGGCTCATGGGCATGGCGAGCACCTCTCTTGATTTTCAGCGCGAGCTCTTTGACGAGCTCGTCGAACTCTTGGCTACTGAAGCGATAGCCGCATTCCGATCCGCGCCCGTGTCTGATCTTTTGCGGCGATAACCGATGCAAAACAGTTTGGTGCAAACGGTCGTGTAGCTGCAGCCGATCGCCGTGGCCAAATTTCTCGCAGTGAAAGCTTTGTTCAGACGTCAATCCGGCAAAACGCGATCCAACTGTGCTCGACGTGCTCGATCGGCCAGCCGAAGTCGCTCAATCGATCGAGCGTCGGCGTCACTTCGACAGCGGGATTGCCGTAGTCGTGCCACATGATCACGCCGCCCGGCTTCACGAGCGAGCGCGCGAGTGCGCTGTCATGTAAAACGGCGCGCTTGCTGTGATCGCCATCGATGAAGAGCGCATCGCACGGGATCAGGTCTTCGGGCCGCAGGCCGAGCGAGCCTCTCTCGCGCAGCTCGAGCACGAAGCGCGAGTCTTCTCGACACCACAGACCTGGCAGGGACGGCACCTCGTGGCGCTGCTGTGCCAATGTCGGCTTGTGCTGCCATGGCACGTCAACGCCGATGTAACGTTCGATCGATGCGACGTTATCGAGCACGTTGCGCGCTGTGCGGCCGACGTTGCATCCGAACTCGATCATCACGCGCGCTGCCACGCTGTTCACCAGACCGACGACGATTTCGGTTTCGTCTACATTGAGAAACGGATTGACGTATGAGTGGACTGGGACGAGCCCAATTTGCGCGCGGCTTATGGTTCTCACAGTTGCGCCAGCGCGCTACCCCAATCGCCAGCCGAAGTTTGCTGGCAGACTTTGATCGACGGATAGAAGGCGTTTCGATGCCAGCGCCAGCTTGCCCAATGGGAGAGCAATACGCTTGCGCGTGGGTGCCCGATCGCCCCGGCGAGATTGATCGCCGCGGTGTCCACGCTGACGATCTCGTCCATCAGTGAGATCAACGCGGCACAGTCGGCGAAGTCCTCAAAGTCGAATGTGTGAATGCCCGCCCAGGCTTCCTCGGGGCGCTGTGCCTGCACGCTATAGAGCTCGACATGCGGCCCAAGCGCAGGCACGAGCTGCTCGAGCGGGATCGCGCGGGGAAAGTCGCCGTCAACGTACTGACTGACCGACCAGGCGATGCCG